TACACTCCGTGATTTATTCAGCTTCCGGTAATCTTCCAAAACACATTTATTGTTTTGTGGAGTCAAAATTTGTCCGAAAAAACGGAAGCGGGCTGGAGCCTTGTGCTTGGTTTGGCCTTCACAGCCATCCCGGTCGCACATGGGGCTGTCATGTTATGCTTGAATGTGGCGCGGTGTATCGAGGCGTTCCGCCTCAAGCACTCGCCTTCACGGAGCAACCAGAGGCTTCTTGGGAGCCGAAAGACGCACAGATTTGGAATTGTTACGGGCATGAATTCTCAACCATCGAATACACTTTCCTTCGACGACTCCGCATTCACACCAAGCACCACGGAGAAGGGCATTACTTATTCACCGCAATTCCGATCAATGACGGCTACACGGAGGACCCCTCGCAATCAAAAGAGTTTATGTTTTGCGCGCTCGACAACGGACGGCTGATCATCCTTCCAACAAACATGCTGGTGTTCGAAGATAAGTCTTTTACAGAAACGCAATGGCCGTCTAATCTAACCGCATCTTCTGTGAAATGGAGTTGCGAATGACCTTCAATCATCCTCTCGTTAGAAAGTCAGCTGTTGCGCGAAGAGCAATTCGGGAACGGACGCAGCGTTCTTTCTGTTGACCCATCAGCTAGTAGGTATATAATGGCCCTAACTTTTCCCTTCCAGCGTGGGGTTTTTTGGTTGTAATGGGCCAAAGGTTATGTTACAAATCAACCCTTCAATTATTGTCAAATGGAGCCAATATGACAACTCGCACCTTAAACCTCCCGCACGACATCACGGTAAACGTCCAGCAGCCATACGCTGAAGGCCATGTCCTTACACAACTCGAAGCTGACAAGCTCAACCATATTTTCGCTGACAACATCCGCACCTCGCTGATGTCAAAGTTGAAGCGCGCAGATGACGGGATTTCTGCAGACGACTTGCAGGTTGAATTTCAAACCTACGCAGATGCCTATAGCTTCGCGCCTAGAAGCGCCAAAACAACTGCCGATCCTGTAGCGAAAGAAGCAAACAAAATTGCGAAAGAGCAAGTGTTCAGCGCGATCCGGAAAAAGGGCGGTAATCCTGCTGACTATTCGTCCGAGCAGATCGCAGAGTATGTGGCGAAAGTGCTGCAGCATAAGCCAGAGATCATGCAAGAAGCTGCAAGACGGATCGAGTCTTCCCGTAAGCTCGCTGGTGATTTGCTGTCGGATTTGTTTGACGAGGCGGCATGATATTAGGGAGGGGCGCATGGCTGGACTTCGACTCCCCAGTGCATCGTTCCTCCCTTCCGCTCTACCCCGTCGGGGTAGGCAAAGACTTTGAGGCCCCACAAGGCACGAAGTCACACACGGACTGCATCGCGTGACAACTATGCAATCCATTGGGGCGGAGCGACTTCGCAAAGCACGTTCCGCCCCTTTGCCTTCAAACAACCTCCAAGGCCAAACATTCCTCCCGGCCTTGGAGACACTTGGGGGAGCAAGGCACTTCAATGTTCGACTTGCTCCTCCCTTTTGTCTCTAGCCATGTGGCCATGTAATGCGCGAAACAGAACTCCTTTACGAAGCTCTTAACTCCGAACTTGGGATCGAAGTTGAACTCGTTGGGAACTATCAAGCATCCTTGCAGCGCCTTTACACCGCAAGACGCAAAGACCCTGACCTAGAAATCATCCAGATCCATAAATCTCCAACACCTAATCATCTTTGGCTTGTTAGAAACGAAAACTTACGTCATCCGAATGCGGAGCCACAGACCTCCGCGCCAGCCACAAGTGCGGCGAATGGACCTTCGGTCCAGCCTGTCAAGCAAAATCCTCAAGGCGAAGGGCCGCTTTACTCCCTAGCCGACCTTCTCGGAGACGATTGAAATGGGCGCAAGGCTCAACGAAGAAACCACGAAAATTCACTTCCACATATTCAGCAAGGATCTCGAACGTATCGATGCACTTTTTTGCCGACAAGGGCTGCGCGCGGTCGGACGGTCGAAAGCTTTACGGTTAATCATTCACGCCTACCTTTCACACTTGGAGCGAAAGTCAAATGCAAAGCCCGTCAAATTCGACCCAACCATCACCGACATCATCGCCGACTGAGGCGCAAACCCCCGATCCGTTGGCAGAGGCCTCACCGTTTTCTCTTGAAGAATTAATGAACCGCGCCCCGCAGATTTCCGATGCGGAAGCCGACCAGATTATCGCCTATCTTCGCGCGCAGAGGGAAAAGTTTGCGCAGCAGGAGGCAACGCCGAAAGTCAAAAAAGCCCCGAAAGCCAAAGGGCCAAAACCCACATTGTCAGTCGATGAATTGTTATCCGGATTAGATTAACAAACTTTAGGAGCCAATACATGAAAACCGAGGAACTTTCGGAACTCGTTGATAGCTTGCGCCGTCAAGCATCTACTTGGATGGGGGAGGAGGCTTGCGCCCAGCTGGAACGCCTTATCGCCTACACCGCGCATCTGCACGGCAAGAACGAGGCAATCGAGAAAAAGATCGCTGAAGGCTATCGGTTGGTGAAAACCGGCAGTGGACAGCATAGCACCAACTAATCACCAAACAGACAGGGACTTCCCATGTCAAACTCATCGCTTTCATTGCAGTCTCCCAACTTCCAGATCGCTTGGGACTCCACAAGTATCGGTGCATTCAAAACATGCCCGAGATATTACCAGTTGTCAATTCTTGAAGGTTGGCAACCTCGCGAGATCTCCGTTCACCTCACATTCGGCCTTCATTTCCATTCAGCGCTGGAACGCTACGATCACTTGCGTTTTGGTGGAATGCCTTATGAAGAAGCGCTGCGAGAGGTGGTAAGATATGTGTTGACAATTACTTGGGACGAGAAGAAAAATCGTCCTTGGATTTCAGACGATCCAAACAAAAACCGCCTGACGCTGCTGCGGTCGGTTGTCTGGTATTTAATGCAGTTCGAAAACGATCCAATTGAAACTGTCAGATTGGCGAATGGCAAACCTGCTGTCGAGCTTTCATTCCGTTTCGACTCCGGCTACACCACGCAATACGGCGAGAGCATTTTGCTTTGTGGCCATCTTGATCGGCTGGCAATGTTGAACGGAAAGGCCTTTGTGCTGGACCGCAAGACTACAAAATCCACAATCAACTCGTCATTTTTTGACAAGTTCACGCCAGATAATCAGATGACCCTCTACGCAATCGCTGGCAAGGTCGTTTACAATATTCAGATTGAAGGGATTATTGTGGACGGAGCGCAGATTGCTCAGACCTTCACGCGCTTTCTGCGAGGCACTGTGCCACGGACCGAGGCTGTGTTGGAGGAATGGTATTATGACCTCGGGCAGTATTTAGCGACTGCGGAATTGTATGCGGCGAACAACTATTGGCCCATGAACGACAAATCTTGCGGCCAGTATGGCGGCTGTCCTTTCCGCAAAATATGTGGATTGCCTCCGTCAGTCCGAAAAGAATGGTTGCAAGCCGATTTCACAAGGCGCATCTGGGACCCCCTCCAAGTGAGAGGTGACATTTGACCGAGGCCTTGCAGCTCGTAATCGGCATTATTGTTTGCGCTTTAACCCTTTCAGCTCTTTGGAAATATTAAAATGCCTTCACTCAAAGATCATCATTCCAACACCACAACCAAACTTTTATTCGTCGGAGATAGTGGGGCCGGAAAGACCGGCGCACTTGCGTCACTCGCGGCAGCTGGTTTCAAGGTTCGCATTCTTGACCTTGACAACGGCGTGGATGTGCTGCGCGACCTCCTGACAAATGGCAATTACACAAAAGACGCGATCAACAACGTCGAGTATGTCACGCTTACCGAGCCCATGAAAAACGCTGGCGGGAAACTTATTCCCGCAAAGGCGTCGGTGTGGCAGCGTGTGGCTGGCATGTTAGGCGATTGGAAAGACGGGGAGATCAATCACGGCTCCATCACCACATGGGACGACAATACAGTTCTTGTCCTAGACTCGCTCACGATGTTGTCCGACGCAGCCCTATCCTACATCCTCGCCATGAACGGGAGATTAGGGCAGCATCCCCATCAAGCAGATTGGGGCCTCGCACAAGCCTTGGTCGAGAACCTTTTGCGAATGCTCTACGATGAAGGCGTGAAATGCAATGTGATAATTAACTGCCACATCAAACCGATGGGAGACGACAATGGGCCGGAACGCTATTACCCGAATACTCTCGGCAAGGCGTTACCGCCAAAAGTCGGTCGTTATTTCAACACGGTTCTGCTTGCGCAAAGCTCTGGCCGAGGCTCCAATCTTAAACGCCAGATCTTCACGACTTCACAAGGAACTATTGAGTGCAAAAATACAGCGCCCTCAAAAGTCCAGCCGTCCTATCCGCTAGATACCGGCCTT